TGGCAAATTGTGATTCTGAATGGATATGTCCTCATTGTTATAAAAAATTAGATATTAAAAAGTTGGGAAGTAAGATGACTCTTTTTGATATACAGAATCAGATAATAAAATGTAGAAAGCTCAAACGTAATACATTGGGTGTATTCAAGTGAAAAGAAAATGAAAATCCTAAAAGTAGGTGATGTCGATGTTCTTCTTGATGACTGGGATTGGTTACGACTTTGCCGTTATAAATGGAGAGTTAAAACCGTTAGTGACAATGGCAAAAGAAAATACATCGTTCGTGATTATAGAAAAAATGGTAAGAAATTTACGGTATATATGCACAGAGATGTAATGAATTGTCCTAAAGGAAAGGAAGTGCATCATGAGGAAGGTAATTTTTGGGATAATAGGAAAGAAAAACTTGAAGTAATGACGAGTTTTGATCATACAGAGAAACATAAAAAATGAAAATTAATTGAGTTTATTAAGGAGCTTAAAGATGTCCAAATTACAATATAAATTCAATATATGTATTTTGAGTCTTGCATTGATTTGTGTACTATCAAGTATTATGTTAGTAAAACAAGAAATTAATAATCTTCAAGTATCAGTTTCCGAATTAGCGGAAGCTAACTGTTTTATACTACCTTCTACAAGCCGAAGTCTTGGTATTTTTGAAGTTACTGCTTATTGTCCGTGTGAGAAATGTTGTGGTAAATGGTCTGATGGCCATACAGCAAATAATCATAAGATACAGGTTGGTGATAGGTTTTGTGCAGCCCCTTCTCAGTTTTCTTTTGGTGTGGTGCTTAAAATACCCGGTTATGGAACTGTGCCCGTATGGGATAGGGGTGGTTCTATTAAAGGGAAAAAGTTGGATGTGTTTTTCCCGACTCATCAAGAAGCTTTGAATTGGGGCAGGCAGAAGTTAGAGATTTGGGAAATTTTGTGAGGGATTAGATAGGCATAAAAAATGAAACCAATTACCAACCAAGCGTATAAATTATTGCATGATGGTTGTATTGCTTTGTCTCAAGTCGAGTCAAACGGTATACGTATAGATACTGAATATCTTGAGAAAGCGATTTGTGAAACGGGTTTGCAAATTAAAGGGTTATCAGATAGCCTCAAGCAATATAAGATTTACAAAATATGGAGGAAAACGTATGGCTTTAAAACGAACTTTGGAAGCAGGGAGCAACTTGGCAAGATTCTTTTTGATGTAATGAAATATAACTGTCTTTCTCGTACTAAGACAGGTAGGGCACAAGTAGATGAAACGAATTTGAAATCGACTGGCTTGAAATTTGTTGATAACTATTTGAGATTTGAGAAGTTAAAAAAAGCCAGAAGTACCTATCTACGAAATATATTACGAGAGACAACGGATGGATTTTGTCACCCGAATTTTCCATTACATCTTGTACAATCATATCGGGGGAGTAGTGATCATCCAAACTTTCAAAATATCCCAATAAAAGACCCTGAAATTGCAGAGCTTATTAGACAAGCTTTCATTGCTCGTGAAAATCATCAGCTTGTTGAGATAGATTTTAAGGGAGCCGAAATTTGCAATGGGGCTTGTTATCATAAAGACCCGCAGATGATTAAATATATTAAGAATAAGAAATTGGATATGCACCGTGATGTAGCTGCTGAGATTTATATGGTCAAAAGAAATCAAGTTAGTTATTGGATGAGAGATGCTGGAAAAAACGGATTTATCTTCGCAGAATTTTATGGTGACTGGTACAAATCACGTGCAATAGATTTATGGAATCGTATTGAAAAAATGGATTTGAAAATAGAATCAACAGGACTCGATTTATACAGTCACTTGAAGTCAATGGGTATTTATGAGTTGGGTGCTTGTGATCCGGAGGAAGAACCAGAAGATGGAACATTCGAGAAGCACTTGCAAAATATTGAATATGATTTCTGGAATAAGAGATTCAAAGTGTATAATCAGTGGAAGAAGGATTGGTGGAATGCTTATCAAGAAAATGGATATTTCAAAACACTTACTGGATTTATAATTGAGGGAAATCTTAATAGAAAACAAGCAACCAATTACCCGATACAAGGTTCAGCTTTCCATTGGTTGTTGTGGTGTTTGATTAGAATCCAAAAGTTGATGCGAAAATATAAAATGAAATCCTTAATCGTGGGTCAGATTCATGATAGTATAGTTGGTGACATTCATAAGAGGGAAAGAAAAGATTATTTGAATATTGTCAAACAAGTTATATATGAGGATATTAGAAAGCATTGGGATTGGATTATTGTGCCCCTTACCGTAGAGGTTGGGATTACTCCGGTTGGTGGGAGTTGGTTTGAGAAGGAAGAAATTAAAATATAATGTGAAAGGATAATTAGATGATTCTGAATAACGAAGAAAAAAAACGTATTGTGCGAAACCTTTCTTGGATGGTTGATGATATGAAACACCGTCACGATCAACTGAAGGGTAATCTTGAAGAAGGAATCCAAGGTGATTATAGTCCTCAATTGAAAGAAGCAATTATTCTATTGGGGGATGTCGAAAGAGTTATGACGACTGAGACGACAGGATGCCATAGAAAATCAGTATTAGTTAATTGCAGAGAATTTGCTTGCTCATCCAATAGGCATGGTATTTGTGCTGCGTCAAAAATTACATTGGAAAGTGTAGGAACTTCTATTGTTGGTAGATTGAAATGTGTGCAAGCCGAGAAAAAGAAAGAAGGAGAAATGAAATAATGGAGTTATATAAAAAATATCGACCAAGGGAACTAAATCAGATAGTGGGTCAAGAGATTGCTGTAAGAACACTTGAAGCAGCGATTGGTAAAGATAGTGTTCCTCATTTTATTCTTTTTACTGGTCCATCTGGCTGTGGTAAGACTACGCTTGCGAGAATTGTTCGTAGGAGATTGAGATGTAGCAGACACGATTTTATTGAGGATGCTCCGCGTAAAATCGAAGATGTAAGGGCAATCAAACGCAGGATACATCAAGCACCAATGAAAGGTACTTGTCGGGTGTGGTTGGTCGATGAATGTCATAAGCTAACTTCAGATGCACAAGATGAATTCTTAAAAATGCTTGAAGATACACCAAGTCATGTTTATTTTTTGTTCACGACTACTGACCCACAAAAATTGAAAAAGACGATTAAGAATAGATGCACAGAAATAATCGTCAAGTCATTGAGTGAGGAAAGTTTGGCAGGGTTGATTAGTTCTGTTTGTAAAGAAGAGAAAACAAAAATAGACAAGGAAGTTATTGAAAAGATTGTTGAGAATAGTGATGGCTCTGCTCGTAAGGCATTGGTTTTCTTGGATAGTATTATACATCTACCATCTAAAAGTGAGCGGTTGAATGCAATAGTGACTGAAACTGCCGAGGCTCAAGCGTTTGAAATTGTTAGGGCTTTATTGTATAACAGAAAAACAACTTGGAAAGAGATGGCAAGAATACTAAAAGCAACTGAAGGGGAAGAGCCTGAGCAAATTCGTTGGTTAGTATTAGCTTGCTGCAAAACTGAAATGTTGAAAGCGGGTAAGTTTACCGGCCGGGCTTATATAATCATTGATGCTTTTAGGGATAATTTTTATGATAGCAAACACGCCGGGCTTGCAGCAGCTTGCTATGAGGTTATAGAGGGCGGAAAAGATTAAAAAAGTTTTTGAGTCTGGACACGTTTTTTACGATAATATAATGTAAATCTATTTTTGAAAGGGTTGTAATGAGTACAAAAAAAGAAAAAAGAATGGCAGAAGCGGGGTTGTTGGATCCAAATTGTATACTTGATATTGACAAGAATCGGCTCGATGACGAATGGATAGATCAACCCAAATTGTATTTCAAATGGGCTGTCGATCTTGAGGATGCAAGGGATGACTTTGAGAGAGCTAAAGCTGCGTTTGACGTAGTTAAATCCGATTTGGATTTGGCTATAAGAACAAGTCCAGATGATTATGATTTGCCAAAAGTCACTGACAAAGCGATAGCCGCAGTTTTAATAACTCAAGCATCATATGAAAAGGCCCAGCAAGTAATGTTTGAAGCTAAGTACCGAGTTGGCATTGTGCAAGCTGCTGTGACGTCAATTGACCATCGAAAGAAAGCATTGGAGAAACTTGTTGACCTGTATGGCCAAAAGTATTTTGCATCACCACGAGCTTCTGAAAATTCAAAGGAAGCAATGGACGAAGTCGAAAAGCGGTCAGTACGAAGCAAACGAAGTAAGATTACACACAAAGTGAGGAATAAGGTATAGTTAAATGGTTGATTGGATTTTGATAATATTAGGTGCGATTATCGTGCTTCCAATTCTTGCCTTTCTTTGCGTGAAATGTGGGACTGCTGGTTTCTACAGGGGAAAGGAGGCAATGAAAAAACAAAACGAATTTAATAACGTTAACAATAATGAAGAAGAAAACTAAAAGGAGATAAGAAGATGTCCAAGAAGAAAAAGAAAAGAGAGAAGAAACAAAAACGTAGTACATCCGCCGCAGCAAAGCGGAGGGCTGAAACACATAAGACTGGATTCGATAGTACAGCTTTTGATATACCTGATGATAAAAAGCAATTCATTTTGAAGAGTGACAAGACTGCCCGCCTTGATATACTTCCCTACGAAGTTGGTGAGGGTAATCCCTACGCCGACAAGGGCGAACTTCATTACGAACGGACGTTTTGGGTTCACCGTAGTATTGGTGTTGATGAAACATCTTATGTCTGTCCCAGGAAAACAAACGATGAGCCTTGCCCAATTTGTGATTTTAGAGCGAAGCTTACAAAAGATCCGGACGCCGACGAAGACCTCCTCAAAGATTTGGCTCCGAAGGAGAGGCAGCTTTTCAATGTCATCAATACAAAAGACAAAAACAAAGGCGTCCAGATATGGGAAATATCGTTTCATCTGTTCGGTAAACGCCTTGATACGGAAATTAAGAATTCGGATGATGACGACAACTATGAGAATTTTGCAGAGCTTGAAGGTGGCTTCACTTTGAAATGTGGTGTCGAAGAGAAGAGCTTTTCTGGTAACAGCTTTTACGAAGTTACAAGCATCGGTTTCAAGCCACGTAGTGAGGATTACGATGAAGATATCCTTGCAGAAACAACTTGTCTTGACGACATCCTCATTATCAAGGAGTACGATGAGCTAAAGGAAATTTTCCTACAGACTGTTGATAACGATGATGATAGCGACGGTGATAAGAAGAAGAAAAGTAAGAAGTCTAAGAAATCCGGGGCAGTGAAAAAGGATGACAACAGTGAGGAAGGTTTTGAAGAAGGTGATCGAGTCTCGGCGGAAATAGATGGTAAGACTTACGAAGGTGCCATTGAGGAAACCAAAGATGATGGGGCAATAGTTTTGTTTGATGACGGTGACAAACAAACTATTCTTTATGATGATTTGACAAAGCTCGATTCCGATGCTGCTGGTGAAAATAGTGACAGTGGTAAAGCTAAGGGCGATTCATGGTCAGAAGATGATCGAGTTTTAGTTGAAGTTGACGGTAAAGATTATCCTGGCAAGATAACTGCTGTTGACGATGATGACAAAACGGTTACTGTTGAATGTGACGATGGTGATGTTGTGGAAGATATTGCTTTTGACGATCTTCAAGCTGAGCCGGAAAAGAAGTCCAAGAAAGACAAAGGCAAAAAAGGTGGAAAGAATAAATGCCCCGGCGGTGGTACTTTCGGTAAAGACACTGACGAATTGCCCGAGTGCAATGACTGTCCTATATGGGATGAATGCGACGACGCTTAATTGGGAAACAAATATGCTGGTGGCAATTTAGGCTAAATTTCTTTCTGAGCGAAAAATGTTGTGCCTGCAACATAATAGGATTTGCCACCAGCTTTTGGAATTATAAGATATGAAAACCGAAGATATTAAAAAAGCATTGAGACAGAAACGCAAAGAAGAAAAGCTGACAGCTAATGATTTTCTATCTACTGGCAGCACACTCTTGAATCTTGCTTGCACTGGTTACCCAGAACGTGGTTTTGCCAAGGGTCGATATTATTTTATAGTAGGTGATTCAATAAGTGGTAAAACTTGGCTATCGTTGACTTGTTTGGCGGAAGCTGCAATCAATAATAATTTCAAAAATCATAGGTTTATTTACGATAATGGTGAAGATGGTGCATTGATGGATATCGAGCGTTTCTTTGGTAAGGGTGTTGCTGATAGAATGGAAGCACCCGGCCAAGAATACTCTTTTACAATAGAAGAATTTTATTATAATGTTGATGATGCTATCAAGAAAGGCAAGCCTTTTATTTACATTCTTGATTCAATGGATTCTTTAAGTAGCGAACCAGAAGCAAAGAAATTTGATGAGCATAAGAAAGCTCATAGAAGTGATAAGGATAAAGAAACGAAAGGTTCTATGGGTGATGGTAAAGCAAAAGTGAATTCATCAATGCTTCGTAGAGTAATAGGAAGACCATTGAAAGAAAGTGGTTCAATTTTGATTATCATAAATCAGACGAGAGATAATATCAATGCCCTGCCTTTTCAATCAAAGAAAACATGCTCAGGTGGTCACGCTCTGCACTTCTATACTTGTATTGAAATGCTTTCAAGCGTTGTTGGTAGAATCGAAAAGACATTCAAAGGAAAGAAACGTCAGCTTGGTGTTTATAGTAAAGTAAAAGTTAAGAAGAACAGAATAAATGGGCGAGAGCGTACAGTGATAATACCTATTTATAATTCAATGAAGTCTGATTCTGGATTTCATGGTGGTATAGATGATGTTGGAAGCTGTGTTGATTATCTACTTGACGAGAAATACTGGACGAAGGGTGATATTATAAAAGCAAAAGGTCTGGGTATTAAAGGTTCGAGAAAGAAAATAATCAGACTCATCGAGCATCAAAGTCTTGAGAAAGATTTGCATGAACTTGTTGGCGACGTATGGAATGATATTGAGGATCAATATACAATTAAGAGGAAAAAGAGATATGAGTGAAAAATATTTATTACTCGATTGTAATTATTTGTGCCATCGTGCTAAACACTCAACCGGTGATCTAAGTTATGGTGGAGACGCTACTGGTGTAATATATGGATTCTTGAAATCACTGTCAGGATTCCAAGATTTTTTTAATACTTCCAATTTTGTGTTTTGTTGGGATAGTAATACAAGCAAACGCAAAGAGATTTACCCGGAGTACAAAGCCAACAGGGAAAACAAAGAATATACAGATGAAGAAATTGTATTTGATATGGCTTTTAGATGGCAGATGAAGAAACTCCGCACAACTTATTTGCCTATGATAGGATTCAATAATGTGTTTGTTCAGCATGGTTATGAGAGTGATGATATAATTGCTTCTCTTTGCAAATATACAATTACTGATAGGAATGATCGTGAGGGTATTATTATAACCAGTGATAAAGATTTGTATCAGTGCATCACCTCCAATATTTCCTTTTACAATCCACAGACGCACAAGACTCTGACTTTACAAGGATTCAAAAAGCAATACGGAATAGTTCCATCTGAATGGGCATTGATGAAAGCTATTGCCGGTTGTACAACTGATAATGTTAAAGGTGTAAAAGGGATTGGCGAAAAAACAGCCATTAAATATTTGAAGGGTGAACTTAGAGAAGGTCTTAAGTATTTGAGTATTGTTAGTGCAAAAGGGATAGATATATATAATGAAAATTTTCTATTGGTAAAACTACCTTTAATAGGAACTAAAAAATTCAAACTAAAACAAGATGAATTATCCGAGCAGGGATGGAAGCAAGTCACTAAAATGTTGGGCATGAAATCAATCAGAGATAAAATGCCATTTGGAAGGAAAAGAAGATGAATAACGACGAAAATGAAATAATTAAAATTGGTTGTGATTCGTGTAAAATATTCAAAGAGGGTACTTATAAAGAATTATTTGGAAATCTTCCTTCTCTTAAGTTTCTTCCAAAGTTTATGTGTAGTGAATGTGGTGGAGATATAAGTTTGGAAATGACCGGAAGGTATAGGGTAAAAATTAACGGACCAGCAAGAGCTTTTGAACATCAAATGGCGTTCCCTCAATATTCTTGTAGATATGGAGAGAATACTGTTATTACATCGAAGACTTGGTTAGAATTACAAGAATATATTAGAAAATATAAATATGGAACGAATTACCCAATTGATCCAAAAGTTTGGAAGCATTGGGAAAATATATTGAAAGGTATTGTTCCTTTTGGTATGAAAATTGTAGGATAATTATAAAATGTCACCAACATCAAGAACATTAAAAGAGTTGCGAGAGCAAGGATATAAAGCTGGTATCGTTGAACGCTGGTTACGTTATGCGGGACAGTTTGGCAAGCGTCAAGACTTGTTTGGGATTATAGATATAATTGCAATTACATCCGACAGGATAATTGGTGTTCAGGCCTGCGGCAGTTCGTTTGCAGAGCATTTTCGCAAGTTGACCGAAGAAAAAAATCAAGAATCTTATGATTGGCTGGTATGTCCTTCTCGTAGTTTGGAAATATGGGCATGGAGAAAAGTCAAAAAACAGCGTGGTGGTAAAGCTATGATTTGGAAACCAAGAATATATCAAATTACTTTACAGGATTTGGAAGTATGAAAAAATCTGAAGCATTACAACAAAGGAAGGAATTGATAAAGCTCATCGAGCAATGGACGAGAGCTGAGATAATGGCTCGTTATAGTCGATTTGATAATTTGGAATTCGCTGACTACGCACGAATTGAAATTGAAAAGAAGAATGAGATACGAAAGTTTCTATTTGGTGAATTTGAATTATTCCAATTAGCTGAAAAATGGGGTTTGGTAAAAACGAAAGGAAGGAAAAAGAAAAGTAATAAAAGATATAAAGTGGCTAAGGCAGGTAATAATGGTGTTACCGAACCAACATGGCCTACAGAGGAAGGTAGTGCAGTTGTTAATGATTGAAAAAATACAAATACGCGGATTTGGTGCAAACGAGAAACTTGACGTAGAATTCAGCCCAAACGTCACGTCTATTGTGGGTAAGAGTTTCATTGGCAAAAGTTGGATGCTGCGTGCTTTGCGATGGGTTATGAGAAACAAACCTGCGGGCGATTCATTTATAAATTGGGATTCTGACGAAGCAAAAGTCCGATTATCTATTGATAGTGAAAAAGTTATTCGTATTCGCAACAAGAATACCAATTCGTATAGACTTAGTGACAAATCGAAATCTTATGTTGCGTTTGGAAATGATGTCCCGAGAGATATAGCAGAGTTTGTGAATGTGTCGGAAATAAATTTCCAAACGCAACATACTGCACCATTCTGGTTCTGTGAAACTGCTGGTGAAGTATCTCGTCAGTTAAATTCGATAATCAATCTTGAAGTGATCGACAGTACATTAGCAAATATTGCATCTGAATTGTTTGATACAAGAGCTATCATAAAAGTGACTGAAAAGTCTTTGTTGAAAGCTATCCAAGAGAAGAAGGAATTGGCTTATGTTGAAGATTTGAATATCGAGCTAAAGCGTGTAGAATCTCTGCAAGATCAATACAAATCGAATGTCGAGAAACGCTCCAGGATCGACGCAAATCTGAATTTAGTAGCAGAGTACGCATATATACGAGAAAACGCAGCCAGGCAAGCGTCAGACGGCTTAAAAGTAGTGTCTATTGGTGATAGCTATAGCAAAATAGCAGTCTCAGTTGAAAATTTGTCGAAATCAATCGAATACGCTCAGAATTTGAAGCTTGCTTTAGAAAATAGACCACCATCAATTAGACCCTTGGAAAAGCTGAAAGAGAAAACCGAGCGGATAAATATTCAATATGATAGACTTGATATTCTAATTGAATCTGTCGAAAGTAAAGAGCAGAAGAAAAATCGAATTAAACAAAACTTAACAACCCTCAAAAAAGAATTGGAAAAAACTGTGAAAGGAAGGTGTCCATTATGCGGAGCAAAAATGCAGAACTTAGGGAAGTTGTAGCTATATTCTGTTCCGACTTGCATTTGTCACTGAAGCCACCAATTTGGCGGTCAGCGGAGCCTAATTGGTTGTCTGCACAGGCGAGGCCATTGGAGGAAGTGAGAGATTTGCAAGAGAAATATGAATGCCCTGTTATTTGTGCTGGTGATGTATTCGACCGCAGCAGGAAAATTGCTGATGGGTGGAATGCACCTGCCGAATTGATAAATTTTGCAATTGATCAGCTTCCTGATATGTATGCTATTCCGGGTCAGCATGATTTGCCGAATCACCAATATGAAGATATTCATCGCAGTGCATATTGGACTTTAGTTGAAGCCGGTAAGATTAAGAATATTCTACCAGGTGATATTACAATTGCCGATGATGCTAATAAGAATAAGGGTTTGGTTGTATCTGGATTTCCTCCGGGGTATAAAATAAAACCCCCCCAACAATGTCACGATATTGTTGACGGTTGGATTGATATAGCTGTTATTCACGATTACATTTGGATACCAGGATATTCATACCCAAAAGCTCCTGATGAGAATAAAGTCTCAAAGAATCTTAGTTTGTTGGAAGGGTATGATATTGCAGTTTATGGTGATAATCATAAAGGGTTTTATACAAATCGTTTTCCATCCAAAGATCCTCATTACCCAAGAATTTTTAACTGTGGAACGTTAATGCGAAGAAAGTCGGATGAAATTGATTATAAACCACAAGTAGGTTTGTTAATGAGTGATGGTTCAGTTACCCCATATTATCTCGATATATCTCAAGATAAGTATATTCCTAAAGCAGAAGAACAAGTTAAAGCTATGTTAGATATGGGGGAATTTTTTGATGAGCTTGAGAAACTGGGTAAGACGGCTTTGGATTTTGTAGAAGCTATGAAAGAATTTCTTCATAGAGGGAAAACATCAACAGAAGCGAAGCAAATTATTCTCGATGCAATGGAATCGAAAAAACACTAAGGGTTATTCTTGGAATAAAGCCAACAAAAAATATGATGCACGAATAATCGTGGACAAGGAATTTATATATTTAGGTGGTTTTGATACATCAGAGGAAGCCCACAATGTTTATTTGAGGGCAAAGAAAAAATATCACAAAATCTAAGGAATACCATAATGGCAAAACTTAACGAATATCTTAATCTGAAAAAGAGAGTTGAATCAGCCCAGCAAGAAGCCGACAAAGCAGAAGGTGCTCTCAGCGAAGTGATGAATCAGTTAGAGCGTGAATTTGATTGCAAAACTCTGAACGAAGGTAAAAGGAAATTGAAGCAGTTGGAAAAGCAAGAGGCAACATCTAAAAAAGCTTTTGACAATGCTCTTGATGAATTCAAGGAGAACTGGCCGGATGAATAAAAATAAATGGTTTGAAGAAGGTGTATCGGCTTTCCAAAATAATTATGAAACTCAAAGCCCATACGAAGCGTGTACTATTGAATTCTTTTTTTGGAAAGCTGGATGGGAAGAGGCTTTGAGGCATAGCCTTGCTATTGGTGAGCATCCAAAGCAATTAGGCTGTAAAGCGAAGGATGAATAAAAATGGACTTAATTGAAACACGAGAGAAGGTGGACGATCTGTTAAGCGATTTGAAAGTCGTTAAAAGATGCTGTAGTGAAGAACGTAAAAAGCTCACAGGAGCAGAAGACAGATTGACTTATATAGAGGAAGCACAGCAAGCTGCTCAACAGGTCGCAGAGCAAATACAGCAAAGAGCACATAGCCAGATAGCGGGAGTTGTTAGTAGATGTTTAGAGGCTGTGTTTGACGATGACGATTATGGGTTCAAGATTCGTTTTGACAAGAAGCGTGGTAGGACAGAAGCCGTTTTGATACTTACTAAAGGTGAACATGAGGTTGAAGATCCATTGAATGGTGATTCTGGTGCGGTATGTGAAATGGCTGGTTTCGCTTTACGATTATCTTGTTTAGTTTTAGCGAAACCCAGTTTAAGAAAGTTGTTATTAATGGATGAGCCCTTCAAATCAATGTCGGCAGAATATTGGCAGAACACTCGATTGCTACTCGATGGATTATCAAAAGATTTTGGGATTCAAATTATTATGGTAACACACAATCCAAAATTACAGACGGGAAAGGTTGTCGAGTTGTAAAAATCAAGGTGGTAATTATGACAAATAAGAAACGATATCGTCATTGGTATATTGTTCGCAAAAAAGGAGAGCCTTCGATTCTTGGCCTTCTCTCTGCTTTTTCATTAAAGCATATACAGCAAAAAACTGGTTTGAAAAATAAGGATATGAAAAGGTTATTTATTGAGAAAGCAAAACGTTGGCAAATTACCAGAGTTTTTTCAGGGTTACCAATATTCCATGATTATAAATTGCAGGCAGAAAAATACAGAAATATGAGTGCTCCCGAAGATGTTAATGTACTTGTACCAAACGAATTTCATACTGAGATGGATGGGGAGAAAATATTGGTTAAAGTTTTATCGTAATTTTTTAATTTTCTTTTTGAGTCTGGATACGTTTTTTACGATAATATAATATAGAATGTATTATGCTATTTGAAAAGTTGACAAGTTGCCAAGAAAGGAGGTGTACTATGAGGTCATATGTATGAAAGAGGCCTATTGCTTAATTGAAAGATAGGGAGACCGGGATAAGAATGAAGAAATTGAAAGTCAATTGTTAAAGATTATCAGCTTTTCATCACCCTCCTCCGAACTCATAGGGGCTTCGGCCCCTGTGGGTTTTATTAGAGTTTACAAGTAAATAAGGAGAATTCAAAATGTCAAAAAAGAAAAAAGTGAGTTGTAAATGGAAACGAGCACCTAAGAACGCACCAGATGCAAATGTAGCCTACGGCATTATTAGCGAGATTAAGCAGAGGAGAGGTGGCGTTACGCCACAGCTCCTGGTCATCGAAGCCAAGAAGAAGAAGTCTCCATTGCATAATTGCTTCCAATGGGATGATTCAAAAGCTGCTGCTCAGTATCGGATTGTGCAAGCTCGTGATATTCTGTCCTACATCGTAGTTGAAGTCGAGGCTGACGAACCTGAAGAGAAACCTACGACTGTACGAGCTTTTATTGCTCCGAGTAATGTTGGCAAGGATTCAAACACAAGTTATGTACCGATTGACGAAGTGATTAGCGATGCGGATATGAGAGATTCTTACTTGCATCAACTGTTGAATGAGTTGAATTCGGTAAATTGAATGCGAAGCAGGAAATGAGCCAGGTATCTGGGTTCGTATTGGTGGTTCTAAAGGCGGAAACAAAGGAACCCCACAAATTAGGTATAGATCTACTTTCAAGGAATGGAAAACAACTCTTTACGTTCTGCATAACCCAGATTGGATTAGTGCAGAACAACTTTTCAATTTAGCCAATATAGCTGGTTTTGTAGCTGGTATAGGTGAAGACCGTCCAGAAGGTAAAAAAGGTGGTACGGGTGGTATGTATAAAGTAGGTACAAAATAGGAAATTTGCTTCCCTTTAAGATAATATATGCAGGGAGGTACGGAAACTTCCCTGCATTTTACAAAAGGAGAAATCAAAATGAAGTACATACTGAAAAATACAAGGGTAAAAACGTGGCTCAAAAACCATAAGTATTTCAAAGGCTACGAAGGTAACAGACCTACTTGGACAAACCGTCCGTCCGAAGCCGCTCGATATGAATTAGAGCTTGCTGTGAAAATAAAAAGGCGATTGTTCTGCCAATCACAATTTGTTATGTTGGTTCGATTTGAGGAGAGACCATGATTGTTCAAATAGAGCTTGGGTTAGGTGATGCAATGTCTTTGGTTGCTGCGTTTGAAAAAGATAGTCAAATAAAGGACGATATAGGAATACGGCAATGTGGTGAAGCAGTTATCGAGAAGATTGCGGATCAGCTCGATACCATAGTAACTGGTTTGGAAAAGCAAGTATGAATAGGCTAAACGAATATAGAGGTATTACATATCCAAAGATTCTACAGCACAAAATCATTCTCAAGTTATGGAAAAAATTTATGTGTTCACATGAGAAACACCTGTTAGATGAAGTCAGCTCACTTGAAGAGCATTATTTGTATTGTGATGTTTGTGGGTTGGAAATACACATAGAAAGGATAACAAAAGATAAGAAATAAAGTTTTTTTAAGATTTTAAGACCCTACCAATAAACCACTTATAGAACATTCCTTAATCTTCCTCAAAATAAACCTAAGTAGAATCTGCTTTTACTTTTATATTGTATGTATATGAAAGCGAAAGTAAAAAAGAGTATTAACAACAGGAAAAAGCCAGTTGCACCTCCCGGTCGCATTCTTAAAGAAGGTAAAACCCCTAAGAAACAACAGGTAAATATTAAACAAAAGAATCCTGTTAAGAATAGAGTGCCTACAGGAAATAAGGTAAATGGGACTAATAAGTTTGTTAAAGGCCAATCTGGCAATCCCAATGGGCGTCCCGTAGGTTCTAAGAATAAGTTCTCTGTAGCTACATTACAAAAGAGCATACAAGCTGTAGAAAAGAGAGAGCGTCAATCTTTCTTAGAAGCATGGGTTGAATGTTCATGGGGAAATCCTTCTGATATGGCAACGATTGCGAACTTCATGCTGCCCAAACTTAAATCAATTGAGCAGATTACGTTTGCAGCAGATTCTATGGAAGTAGAAGAAGCAAAATCAATTCGGGAAGAAATACAAAAGCGTTTCAAAACAGAAGTCGGTGAGAAAGGAAATATAAAACGCTCACTATAAATCAAATAAAAAGAGTGGGAAAAAATATAGCACTGTATCGACCATTAGGTAAAGAGCAGTATGCGTTTCATAATTCTCATGCTTCTTTCAAATGGCTTATTGGTGGCAACCAGTCAGGCAAGACGCATACTAACATGATGGATTTAGCTTTGTTAGTACAAGACTATCATCCTGTTCATTACAAACCTAACGGTGTTCACTGGGTTTGTATTGAAAGTTGGGAGCAGGTACGAGATATTTTATGGGAAGATAAACTCAAAAAATTCATTCCAAGTCACGCTATTGGTCCAATTGATTATGGACAGCAAAAAATACCTAAGAGAGTCTTTTTGAAGAACGGTCATAAGATCGAATTCAAAGCTTTCAATCAAGGTAGGGAGTTGTTTCAAGGCAGAGCAGTAGATTCAATTCATTGCGATGAGCAGTGTCATCACGATTTTGCAGCTATACTTGAAGAGATGCAGGCACGATTACTTTCAAAGTCTGGTTATCTAAGCTGGGGTATGACACCGATTAAACCACAGCCTGAGTTGGAAGAGAGAATAGAAGATTTGCCAGATACGGATGAGATGTTCAAAATTAATCTCAATGGCAATCGTAAGAGTAAAGGTGGTTATATCCCAGACAAACGTATTGATGATATGATAGCTCAATGGCCAGTTGAAACACAAGCTACAAGAATCGCTGGAGAGTTTGCAAGCTTCTACGGTGCTGTCTTCAAAACTTATAATAGACAAATGCACGTTATTCAACCGTTTAGAATACCAAGAGAATGGCGAAGATATAGAGCATTTGATTTTGGTTTTACGAATCCGTTTGTCTGTCTCTGGCTTGCTAAAGATCCAGATGAGAACTGGCATATCTATCGAGAGTATTATCAAGCACAGACTGGAATTCAAGAACATATACGTAATGTTAAGCTGCTTAGTAAGGGTGAGCAGTATGTTGAGAATATTGCAGATCCAGAGGATGCTGCGGCAAGAAGTGAAATGAGAAAAGCCGGTATAAAAACAAAAGCTGCAAGAAAAGATGTATCTAAAGGTATCGAGCTTCTTCAAAGCAAACTAAAAGTCAAAGAAGATGGAAAGCCGAGTTTAGTTATTCATAGACCTTGTAGAAATACTTGTAGAGAATTTGCAATTTATCATTATCCGAAGGGAACTTCAGCTAAGAATCCAAGTGATATACCAGTGCAGAAAGACGATCATACTGTCGATGCTGCCCGGTACGGTATTTTTACAGTAGATGGTAAGCATAAGAAAGGCCATGTATATGTGGCCTAAAAACTAATATAGGAGTAAATAATAATGGGAATGAGATATGCAGTTGTAAAAGGTGTTACATCAGCACACTCAGCAGCTATGCAAACAGCGGTTACTGATGCTGGTGGAACATTTATCAGGCATGATTTAGTAACCCTTAACTTCGATGCTTCGTTTCTTACTGATGCAGCAGGGGCGGCTTTCCTTGTTGCAGCGAAAGTTATCGACCCTGCTTATGCGGATGTTGATTGGGATCCTCTGCAAGCACTGAGAATAAGTCAAGGTATGGTCTAATGATTGAAATGCAAAAAGCACGTGGCGATGGTCGAGGTAATTCCGGTTCTGCTCAAGGAGACGGTGGAGCAAAGTATTGTGTTTGTCCAAAATGTGGTTATAGTCAGAAACACATAAAGTCAAGCAAAGGCAAATCAATACCTTGTACTAAAATAAAATGTCCGGAGTGTAAAGCAGCTCTGAAAGGTTCGGATACTGAAACACTTTCAAAAGCTCTTTGGCCATCAATTTCTGGATAAGAAATAAATGCCCGAAATATGCAATATATATATTAGTTTTGATGAGTATGATGAAGAAGACCAGAAGATTCTATCAGAACGTGCTCAAGAAATAGCTGAGCATAATCGTAAGAACGCTCGTTGTGAAGAGGAGAAAAAATGACAAGTCTAATGTGTGAAAAATGTGGGGTGGCAGAATGCTTAGGAAAATGGAAATATTGTAAAGAGTGTAAGGCTATTGTGGTAGCGGAAATGAAAAAAAGTGGCTATTTACAATATACTAACTATCATCACAAGGGTGAATGCCGAACAAGTGAAATGAAAGAAAATACATACCAAACTATTCATGGAACAGGGTATTGAGTATGCATTCTAATGTTCGTAAGACCGCTTGTTGTGAAGAGGAGAAATCTTTGAATGGCTAAAGAGAAATCAAAAAAAGGTTCTGTATATGTCCGAACTTCAAAGGGTTTCTTCCCTTATGATTTACTCCAGAAAGCAGAAGTGAAAAGTACTTCGCAGCAGCTACCGGCAACGTTAAAATGGATGACTCAGAATGACTTTGTGCCTCCCCCGTATAATCCGATGTCGTTCTTAAGTCTGTATGAATCAAACTCGATACTCTTCCGGTGTGTGAATCAGCTTGCAAGCGATGTTGCTGGTCTTGGTTCGAGATTTCAACTTAGAGAAGGTAAAACAGACAATCAAGCTGAATTGAACAGGCTTAGGGAATTCAAAGAACATAAAAACTCTGATGGTGATAAAATAAGGAATATTTTCAAAAAGATTTTAATTGACTGGGGTTCAATTGGTTATTGTGGCATTGAAGTTGCTCGCAATAACAAAGGTGATATAGGAGAGCTTTTCCACGTGCCTTCTCATACTTTGAGAGTTCATAAGTCTCAAAAGAAATACGCTCAGATTAGGAATAACAAGAAAGTATGGTTTAAGAAGTTTGGCGAGATTCAGAATATTTCCGCTAAAACAGGTAAGGAGTTTTCAGGCGGGAAAAGAGATCGGGCTAATGAGTTGATATTCTATAAGAATTATTATCCCAAATCGGATTTCTATGGTGTCCCAAATCTTATCTCAGCAGTTGGTGATATAATGGGTCTGATCAGTTTGCGGGATTATAATCTTGCTTTCTTTGAGAATTATGGAGTCCCTTCCGCTTTAATCGTTTTAGAGGGAGAATGGGACGATGGTTCGGAGAAGGTCATTGCCGATTTCTTAGATAAGGAAATCAAAGGAACTGCAAATGCTCATGGAACGTTAGTCATAACCCAGCCTGATAAATGTCAGTTTACTTATCAGAAGCTTGGTACTGAAGTCAAAGAGTCCAGTTTCAAACTATACGAGCAGACAAGGCGAGAGGATATTTTGATTGCTTATTCGATGCCTCCTGAAAGAGTAGGTATCAGGATAGTTGGTAAACTTGGTGGCAATGTCGCTGAAGAAGCCACAATAGTTTATGTGCAAAGTGTAGTTGAACCATTACAGCTTGATCTGGAAGAAATTGTAAATGAGATTTTACAGTCTGAGATTTATGAATTTAAGTTTGAAGATATTGACACTCGTGATTTAATCGCTTTGTCAGAGAGACTTGTTAAAGAAGTGAATGCGGGTCTCAAAACACCTAATGAAGCGAGGAACGAGCTTGGTTTGGTGCCTTATACCGAAGGTGATAAATTTTATATAGCATCGAATCTTATTGAAGCTGGCGAAACTGAAGCAAAAGGTCTTTCAAAAGAAGCAGGAGGCTCGCCAGATGCCTAAAATCCAAAACATTCTCGATAATCTTGCAAGAAAAAATGAGAGGCTTATGCGAGTCTCTTTACAAGAGTGGATGGATTCTACGCAGAAACAAATTAGACAAGATTTAACAAGTAAGTATCAAAAGTCTGTAGTTTCGACACTAACAGATTGGGAGCTTATC